CGGATTCCGTAATGGCAGAAAAGAAAAAGCGAGATCCCCGACTCGAACGTGCTGGGGTGTCTGGCTTCAACAAGCCCAAGCGAACCCCGGACCACCCGAAGAAGTCTCACATCGTGGTCGCCAAAGAAGGCGACAAGATCAAGACGATCCGCTTCGGCGAGAAGGGTGCGAAGACGGCGGGCAAGCCCAAGGCGGGCGAGTCCGACGCCATGAAGGCCAAGCGGAAATCCTTCAAGGCTCGTCACGCAAAGAACATCAAGAAGGGCAAGATGTCAGCCGCCTACTGGGCCGACAAGGTCAAGTGGTGATGGCTAGACTGACCGGACCAAGCCACCGACGGTCCGTGCCGAATCGCTACAGATTGTGTGCCGCGTCGGTGGTTTGCTAGGTATACTTACCAACGATACTTCCCACTTGGTGGTGGTGGTATCTCCCCCTTCCCGGCTGAAAGGCTGGGGAGGGATTTTTTATTTACCCGCCTGCAGCACGCCCCAGGAATGAACCTCGGTCCCCATCCGAGGCGTGGTTGCACGTTGGTCGAATGGCCGGTGACGGCTCCCCAGTACGGGGAACAACCCAACCCGACAACCTGAAGACAACGAGGGAATGTCTCCTTCGAAAGAATCAAACAATGGGTATTGACTCACTCAACCCGGCCTTTGCACCGTATGAAACGGTCACCACTGGTGACTGGGGTACCAAGGCCAGTCCGGCAGTCGGCGACCTCTATGGTCAGGTCTTCGAATCCGAAATCCTCACTCGCTTCGTCGAGTACCTTCAGTTCGCCCCCAAGGTCCGATCCAAGACGATCGCGACCGGTACCAAGGCGAAGTTCCCCGCGACTTGGAAGCTTGACACCACGATCCACGATCGTGGCGAAGAGCTGTTCGGTCAGGACATTGCGACCCGCGAGTACGAGATCAACCTCGAAGGCCGGCCCGTCGTGTCGACCTACGAGACTGATGACATCGAGCAGGACCTGTCGTACTACGACGTCCGCTCCGAACTCGCTGCCGAAACCGGGCGTGCCCTGGCGAAGCAGTGGGACATCAAGACGATGTACTGGCTGATTCAGGCCGCTCAGTACGCGAACCCGACTGGTGCCGGTTCGGCCCTCTTCCCGGTTGGCCAGTCGTCGACGAACGCGGCTACGGGCACCGCAGGTGAAGCGGGTGCTGTTGCCACTCTGGACGCGATTGAGGCTCAGGTGGTCTACTGGGAGAACAACTTCGTTCCCCACGAAAACCGCTACTGCGCGGTTACCCCCGCCATGTGGTATGCCCTCAAGAACCTGGGCATGCCCGCCTCCGCAGGTGAGGCTGGCACGCACCGACCGCTGTTCGGTTCGCATCAGGACGGCCTCGCTGGCGGTCCCGGCCAGATGGGTAACGAAGGACCGGATACCTACATCATGCACAATGGTGTGGCGATCTTCCGTACCCCGTGGCTTGCGGACACCACTACCATCATGGCTGATCGCTCGGCTGATACGAGCATCGACCCTCTGTACAAGAAGGACTACTCCAACGTCAGCACCGTGATGTTCCAGGAGCAGGCTGTCGGTACCGTGATGCACACCGGCATCAAGACCGAGATCGACCGTGACGTTCGTCGCCAGACGGACTTCACCGTGTCGAAGATGTACACCGGCGGCGGTATTCTCCGTCCGGTCTGTGCCGCTATCGTCAAGACTGCGTGATTTGTGATTGACGCCCTATATGGGCTTGCGTCTCCTGGCCCCCCTGCCCCTGTATTGGGGTGGGGGGGCTTTTTGTGAAAGAGGACTAATGGGTGCATTGAAAAAGCTGGACGCCATCAACCGCATCCTGCGGTCGGCTGGCGAATACCCCGTCTCCACACTTGATGGTGCCGGGATCAACGACACACTTCTTGCTGTCCAGACTCTGGATGAGCAGGTGACCTTCGCGTGCAGTGAGGGTCGATACTTCAACGAGGTCTACTCCAAGATCCTTCCCAACACGGATGGGAAGATTCTGGTGCCGGACAACACGATCGAGGTAGATGCCGTGGACCGTGCCGTGCACGTGACCACCCGGGGACGTACCCCGACCTACCTGTATGACATCAAGAACCGAACCGACGTGTTCACGCAGGCGATGGAAGTCCGGATGCTCACGCTTCTGGAGTTCGATGAGCTGCCAACCGCTGTTCAGTTCGAGGTCACAGATACCGCCGCCCGTCTGTATCAGATGGCTACCGTCGGTGAAACGAACCAAGACCAAGTTCTCCTGCAGCAGCAGATGCACAGCCGGGCAATCAGCCGGGCCGCAGATGTTCGACAGCGGGATGGGAACTTCATGTACGGCCACAGCAGCAACCCGTACAACGCGAGGTACCAGAGGTACCCCCGTGACATCAACGACTTGCGAAGGGGCTACTGATGCCGACCACCCGTATTTCCATCCCCGTCTTCACCGGCGGGGTCAGCCGCCAGGCCGAGAGCCTGCGGTTCCCAGGTCAGGTTGAATCCGCAGACAACTGCACCCTTGATCAGGTCCGGGGTTTGGAAAAGCGGACTGGCACCAAGTACCGATTCAAGCCGAACGCCGTCAGCACTTCCCCGGAAGAGATTCACTGGGTTGAACGCTCGGCGACCGAGAAGTACCTGATGCTGTTCAAGCCCGGACAGGGCGACAACTCCATCGAGATCTGGAACATCACGTCCGGCGTCAAAGCTACGGTCAACTGGCCGTCCGACAACAGCGTCAAGACGGAGATCCAGAACTACATGAACTTCGGCACAGGCCGGGTTCGGGCAGTGACCGTTGCCGATACCACGCTTGTCTGGAACACAGAGAAAGTAACAACGACCACCGGTAATGCCACCTCGTACTCTCCCCTTCTGACGGAGTACGAGACCACCGACGGCCAACCTCGGTCCATCGTGGACTACGCTGACTTCCCCCAGCCCCCGGACAACTACGCCGAATACGCAGCAGGGGATCTCCCCTACTACGTTCGAGCCCTGCAGTCATTCCCCGGATACCCGGTCGGTTACTACAAGACCTCGAACACCGCCGCAGATTCGGACCGCCCCTGGTTCACTCGGCAGCCCAGCCCGGTTGCGAACAGTTACCTAGATCAAACGACGCTCCCCTTCTCCCTCAAGTCCACCGCCCTGAACACCTTCTCGGTCGAGTGGAACACGTGGGAGCCCCGGTACTCCGGGGATGCGGACGTCAACCCGCCCCCGTCATTCATCGGCAAGCCGATCGAAGAGGTGACGTTCTTCCGGAACCGTCTCTGGCTCGCTGCCGGTGAGCAGTTGGTCGCCTCCCAGACAGGTGATCTCTTCAACTTCTGGGTGTCGGACCCAGCGAACATGGTGGCCTCCGACCCGATCGACGTGCAGATGTCGACCAACCGGGTGGCCAACATCCAGTTCCTTGCTCCCTTTGGGCGGGCCCTGGTTGTGTTCACGTCTGGTGACCAGCAGTTCGAGATCCGGTCCAACGGGGCCCTGTCCCCAGAGGACATCCAGATCCTCCCCAGCACCGCCTACGAGGCGTGCACCGCTCGTCCCATCCCCAGTGGCCGGCAGCTGTACTTCCCGACCGAACGGTCCGGGGCGTGTCAGATGTACGAGTACATGTATGGCGACGACTCCACGCCGTCCTCGGCTGATGACGTGGCCGCCCACTGCTACGGGTACATCCCCACCGGCGTCAACCAGATGGCTCACAGTGAGTCAGCCGGAATGATCTTTGTCCACAGCCATAGCGACGCCAAGCGTCTGTACGTCTACACGTACTTCTTTGCTGGGGAGGACGAGAAGCTGCAGTCAGCGTGGGCACGCTGGGAGTTCGAAGACGACGTCATCGGGTTCACCGAAATGGATCAGGTCATATACCTGTTGGTCCGCCGTGGATCCGAACTGGTGATCGAGAGCCTCCAGCTCATGAACCCAGTCCAGAACGTCAATGACGACAACATGGACTACCCCGTACGTCTCGACGGAAGAGAGGTCGTTACTGGGGTGTTCGACTCGGTAACCAAGAAGACGACGTGGACCGCCCCCAGTGGATCCCTGCTGATGACCGACGTAGTGCTCGGTCCTGCGTGGGGTACTCGAGCTGGAGAACGTGTCAACGCCACGGT